CCATCTGGCCCGGCCCGCTGGGGCTTCTGGGTGAGGCTGGGTGGCCGCCGCTTTTCTCTGGTGTAGCTGCATGCCACCGCCGGCGCCTGGCGTATATTGGGGACGCGGAAAAGGTCGCTGTGGCCCTCTCCCTCGCGGTACATGTACAGGCCCTGGCCATGCTGGCTGACGAGGCCCAGGAATGCAGAGCCAATGGGAATTGAGGCGCTCAGTTGCAGGCGCAGGTTGGGCTTGCCGACGCCTCCGTTGGCGCTGCGCAGCGTCACCGTGCCCTCGGGGAGCCAGCCATCCAGCGGCCACTGCGTGGGCTCGGGCTCGGTGCCCTGCAGCGCTGCCCAGTCCATCGGCACCGGATCCACAAGCGCGGCCACTGGCTCATCTGGTGAGCCTGCGAGCGAGAGGTTGACGGTTATGCTGGCTGGCTTGCGCTCCTCGGGCGCGCACTTCTCCGCCGACTTCACAGCTCTCGGGATCTCCTGCCGCCGCGACTCCCAGCGCCGGTACTCCTCGGCATCCCGCTGGCTCGGCCGGGCCGCGTCCATCAATGAATACAGGTGCTCGACCACCGCGCCCGGGAACATCCCACTGGCCACAAGAGAAGCAGCCAGCCGCGTGATGCTGTCGTGGTACGCCCGCTCGCCCATGTCGGTGGCGGTGATGCCCGCGACCAGCTCACCCGCATGATTTTGCTGGCCTGTTGATGTGGATGGCGCTTTCGGAAGCTGGGCCGCGATGCGCAAACTGTCTAGGTCAACTCCGACCGCCGCGCAGGCATCGTCCAGGGTCCATCGTACGTTGGGCTGCCAGGCCTCGAGCCGCACTGACCAAGTGCCAGAGGCCCTGGGCTTGGTGTTGGTGCCGTTGGGCAGGCGCACGTACCGGACGCAGGCATTGCCGGAGGCGTCGTTACTGCGTCCACGGGCCGCCAATGCGCTCATTACCCTGTCAATCAGGGGTTTATTTGCACAATCTGGGCATTCGGGATCGAGGAGGATGCCGACCTGAAATTTGCCTGGGCTAGTTTGTATTGCGTAGGTAAAGCCCTGGACATCCGACAACTGAACGTCGTCCAAGACAAGTACCGCCAGGCGCACAAATGCGTCCTTGCGCCGAACAATTTCTCCATCCTCAGTCGCTGACAGGATGGAGGTACAGAAGTAGGTGTTGTCTTGGACAGATCGGTCGATCAGGGCCGCCTGGTTTGGCATGCCCTTGTACGCGCGCCCGCCCCACACTGCAGGCGGCGCGTTAGAGGGATCGGCAGCGAACGAGCACACCCATCCGTGGGTGCCAGGCTCGAGCTCGCCGTAGATCTCCGCGAGGAAGTCAGAGTTGTTCATGGCCAGTGCTGCGACCATGTTCAGACCTTGACTGCGGCAAGCTCCTCGACACTGATGGCCACGCGCTTGATGCGGGCCATCCAGATCAGCTTGGGCCAATACCTTTGGGGAATCATCCCGCCGGTGCCACTGGGCCGCGGCTGGCACCAGCGACTCAGCGTGCTCTTGTCCAGGTCCAGGACGTCGGCCACCTCACCCTTGCCGCCGAGCTTCTCGACGACGGTGAATGCCGGGTCCATTTTGTGGATTGTTGGGATCATGCGTTTTACTCCTATGTGTTGCGATTGACTCAATACCGATGATATGTCAATGTTCGATACCACCCTGAATCTGGCCCCGATGAATACCGACTGGTTTCGTCAACAATTAGCGGCACGCAAGCTCTCGCAGCGTGGCCTGGCGCGACTGCTTGACCTGGACCCGGCAGCTGTCTCGCTCATGCTGCGCGGCCAGCGCCGCATGACCAACGAGGAAGCGCATCGTATCTCCGGAGTGATCGGCAGCCCGATCACCGAGGTCTTGCGCCAGGCTGGCATCGAGGTCAACGACGACATCCGACGCGCCAAGGTCGTGGGCTACGCCGACGAGAGCGGTGTCGTGACCCTCTTCCCGCGCAAGACCCACGACAAGGTGGTCGGCCCCGCTGACTGCCCCGAGGGAACCTTTGCTATCCAGATCCGTTCCCCCTCCATGCCGCAGGACGGTTGGCTGCTGTTTGTCTCGCCCGCCGAGCAGAGCGCTGCCGAGAACCTGGACAAGCTCTGCACTGTCGCCCTAGAGACAGGCGAGCAGGTCGTCTCCGTCCTGCGTCGCGGCTACCGATCGGGCACGCACAATCTGCTGAACTATCCCAGCATGACGATCCGGCAGGACTGCAAGGTCGTCTGGGCCTCGCCCGTGCTGTGGATCAAACCCGCATAGGCTCGATCAAAATAATATCCTTCTAGTTTTGTCGAGTTTCTATTGTGTTTATCGCAACGCTGACAGAAAATCTCCACACGCCTGATTTAGGCGTGAACGATGAAACGAAAGAACCAGTATGAACATCCCAGTGAAGTATCAGCGCCCCGGCCACACAACCCTCATTGGCCACATCGTCGGCGCATCCCCTGTTGCTCTCGGCGTCTTGATCATGCAGCTTGCCAATGGCAAGCGCATTGCCGTTGATGCCGACTTTGTCACCGAGATCAAGTAAGGAGCTGCAGGATGAACCTCGAGCAATACAAGGCCGCCCTGCAGCGCCACGACTGGTATCACGCCTACTCAGATGACTACAGCGTCTGGAAGCGCGGCAACGAACAAGCAAACGCGATGCGCCAAGCCCGCCTCCATCTTGATCCGCTTGGAACGCTTTGGAACGAGCACGCTCCCGACCAGTTCAAGGTCGCCATGAAAGGCGAATGACTATGAAACCCTCCCACCTCCAAACCCCCCGCAACATGAACGACTGCCACTGGTCGTCGGGCTACATCAGCGCCAGCTCACGCGAGCCGCGCTGGGAGACGATCGCCGGGTACATCCTGGCCACCGTGATCGGCATCGGCCTAGCCGCTCTCCTCTTCTTCGGAGCATCAGCATGATCAAGGAGAGCAACGCACTCACCAAGACGCAACGCCGTGACCTCGGTCGCGGTTATGACTACGCCCCCCGCGTCAGGCAGCCAGGCGAGGCCATGCCTCCCGCTGACAACATGTTTGAGCGCGGCACCTACCGCACCGGCGACGGTGACACGGGCACCTATGTCCCCCGCCCTGGCTCCCTGGTGGCCTTCACGCTGCCCAGCAGAGGGCTGCGGTGATGTGGCCATTCCCGACGCAGCTGCCGCCCGCACAGCCCGCGACGCCGCTGCCCTTCAACCCTCAGAACTTCGAGGAGGCTTTGCTGTGAACTGCTGTACAGGTAACTGCAACCAGGGCCGCGACTGCCCGGCCCGGTGCGCTGATGACGAGGGCGAAGAGCTCAGTCAGATGGAGACGGTCATGCTGTACATGGTCGTGTTCGCTGGCCTGGCCATCCTCACGACGTTCGCTGGGCTGCTGGTCGGCTACATCGTTGGAGTGTTCGCATGACGCACACGATCAACACCGACAAGACTGCGGCTGTCGCGCAGGATTACTTCTGGCTTCCGATTGACAAGGACACGCCGCGAGGCGTGAAGGTCCTGCTACTCGGACGCGGTGGTGTGGCCGCTCTTGGCCACTACCACTACAAGGCTGGGGACACCCAGTTCTGGACCCACTGGGCACCACTACCAAAACGTCAGCCCGACTGATGAGCTTTTCTTAACCCCACGACAGAAACCCACCAATGGCATTCGACCTTAAATCCATCCAGCGCACTAAGCGATTGCGCGCCCCCAAGATCGTAATCGCCGGTCCCGGCAAGATCGGTAAGACCACATTCGCCGCCAGCGCACCCAACGCGATCGGCATCCTGACCGAGGATGGCGCAGACGCGGTTGACACCGCCGCGTTCCCGCTCGCGTCAACCCTGACCGACGTCTACCAGGCCATCGGCACACTGCTGAATGAGGAGCATGACTACAACACGGTCTTCGTTGACTCCATCGACTGGCTCGAGCCCCTGGTGCATGCCCACGTCTGCGCCCAGAACAAGTGGGCCAACATCGAAGCGCCCGGCTACGGCAAGGGCTACGTGGCCGCAGCAGACGAGTGGCGCACGCTGCTCAACGGCCTTGAGGAGCTGCGCAAGGTCAAGAACATGGCCGTGATCCTGATCGCGCACGACAAGATCAAGCGCTTTGAGTCCCCCCTGCATGAAGGCTACGACCAGTACGTGCTCAAGCTGCACGACCGCGCCGCTGCGCTGGTGTCGGAGTGGGCCGACGTGATCGGCTGGGCCAACTACCGCGTCGTGACGACTCAGACCGACGCCGGTTTCGGCAACAAGGAAACCAAAGCCCGCACCACGGGCGACCGAATTCTCCACGTCGAACCGCACCCGGCCCACATGGGCGGGAACCGATTCGGCTTGAAGAACATGCCTCTCAGCTGGGAAGCATTCGCCGCGGCTTTGACCGCATCACAAAACTGAAACCAGGAACTTTTCAACCATGTCACTGATTAAATTCAAAGCCTCCAATGTCACCATCGAAGAGCGCTCTTCATCATTTGGCCCCCTGCCCGCAGGAGACTACGAGATGATGATCGTCAAGTCAGAGACAAAGGCCACCAAGGCAGGAACCGGTCACTACCTTGAGTGCGAGATGCACGTCCTGTCTGGCGAGCATTCTGGCCGCAGGCACTGGGAGCGCTTCAATCTCGACAACCCGAACGCGCAGGCGGTGAAGATCGCCCAGGAGTCGCTCGCAAAGCTCTGCAACGCAATCGGCGTGGACGAGGTCAACGACAGCGAAGACCTGCACGACCAGCCATTTGTTGCCGAGGTCGGCATCGACAAGAAGGACGACACCCGCAACGTGATCTGGGGATACAAGTCCGCAGGCGGCGCGCCGACCTTCAAGGCCCCTGCCCCCGCTGCCAAGCCTGCAGCGCCAGCTGCCCAGGCAACCAAGCGTCCATGGGGCTGATTGATGTCTCAGATCCCTGAGTCACAGCACACGACCGCCGCACAGATCGTTCGGTGGTACGAGAGCAAGCCGCAGGATCACCGCCCCCACATGGGGGCGAGTCTGATCGGCCACAGCTGCGAGCGCTACATCTGGCTGACCTGGCGCTGGGCGCTCAAGCCCGAGTTCAAGGGCCGGATCCTGCGCCTGTTCTCGACCGGCCAGCGTGAGGAGTCGCGCCTGGTCGAGGAGCTGCGCGGCATCGGTGCCACCGTCTGGGAGACGGACCCGGCCACCGGCGACCAGTGGCGCGTCTCTGCCGTCAATGGCCATTTCGGTGGCTCGCTCGACGGCGTCGCCAAGGGCGTGCCCGAGGCCCCCAAGACGCCCTGCGTGCTCGAGTTCAAGACACACAGCAACAAGAGCTGGAACGACCTGGCCAAGAAGAAGGTGCAGGCCGCCAAGCCGCAGCACTACGACCAGATGCAGGTCTACATGGCGCTGATGGATCTGGACCGCGCCCTCTACCTGGCCGTCAACAAGGACACCGACGACGTTTACAGCGAGTGGGTCCATTTCGACAGCGACCGCGCCAGCACACTGCTGGCCCGCGCCGAGCGCCTGATCGGATCCTCCGAGCCCCCGCTGCGCATCAGTACCGACGCCGAGTTCTTCGAGTGCAAGTGGTGCTCAATGTGGAAGCACTGCCACGGTGGCCAGGCTGCCGAGGCGAACTGCCGGACATGCTGCTACGCGTCACCTGTTGAGAATGCGGCATGGCAGTGCGACAAGCACAGCAAGCAGCTGGACGACAAGACCCAGCGCGCAGGCTGCGACAGCCACCTCATGATCCCGGCCCTGGTGCCCTTCGGTGACCCGCAGGACGGCGGTTCTGACTGGGTCGCCTACAAGCACAAGGAAACCGGCGATCACTTCGTCAACGGACCTGGTGGCAGCCGCGACTACGGGCCGAACTTCAGCAGCCGCGAGCTGCACATGACCAACGGCTCGCTGATCCAGGACGTGCTCAAGCTCAAGAACGAGTTCCCCGTCAGCAAGGTAGTGACCGGCAGCACCAACCTGCCGCCCTACCACGACCTGGCGACCGCGTTCGATGACATTGCTACGGACCCGAAAGACATCCCGGTCAAGTCCGAGAAGCCAGAGGAAAAGAAGAAAAAGACCGCGATCGCAAAATCAATCAAGGGACTGGAGGCCCTCAAATGAAATCGCACGTTCCCAACATTGTGTTGCTGCTGTTGCTCTGGGCCAGCAGTCTGATCGTCCTGGGCTTCCTGGCCCGGGTTTCCTGGTTCCTGTTCACGGTCGGGTGGGGATTCATCTGATGGATGCACTGGTCAAGCGAATCTACGACCGGTGCGAAGAGTACGGAGAATGCTGGGAGTGGAGTGGCGCGTTTCAAAGCAAACGCACCACGCCAGTCATTCATTACGGTGAACGCGTCCTGGCCGTGCGACGCCTGCTGGCCGAGCACATGGGCCACAACATGGACGGCAAGATCGCCACCTACGACTGCGGCAACGAGCTGTGCGTGAACCCAGCGCACATCTTGGTCACCACCCGCAAGAAACTGTCCAAGCGCATTGCCGCTGATCTGAAGTACCACGTCAACCCGGTGCGCATGAAGAAGCTGTCGGACTCTGCGCGCGCCAGGGGCAAGCTGACGATGGAGCTCGCGCGCCAGATCCGCGAAGCACCAGGCTCGCAGCGCCAGATCGCTGCGCAGTTTGGAATCAGTCAGGCCACCGTCAGCTTCATCGTCAGAAACCGGACCTGGCGCGAATACACCAACCCATTCTTACAACTATTCGGAGGGCTCAAATGAGCTTTGTCATCGGTATCGACCCAGGCGCTGCGGGCGCTGTGGCCATTCTGGAGATCAAGACCGGCAAGCTGGTCCACGTATTCGACATGCCCGCGGTCGAGGTCGTCGTGGGTGGCAAGGCCAAGCGCCGCGTCTCGCCCGAGCTGCTCGCGTCAGAGTTGCGTCTGTACGCCGATGATCCGGGCACGGTGGCTTTGGTGGAACAGGTCAACGCGATGCCCGGCCAGGGCGTGACCTCAATGTTCGCTTTCGGTGAGTCCTTCGGCATGGTAAAGGGCGTGCTGGCGGGCTTGGGCATTCCCACCTCGACCGTGACACCCGGCAAGTGGAAGAAGGCCATGAACCTGAACGCGGGCAAGGACGGCAGCCGGGCCAAGGCCACGCAGCTCTGGCCCCTGTCTGCGGGCGAGTTCAAGCGCGTCAAGGACGATGGCCGGGCCGAGGCGGCATTGATCGCTGAATTCTGCAGATTGCCCGGTTGACACTTTGTCCGATATGTTGAGATAATCACACCATTGATGAACTAGCTCAACGAGGGAACGATGGCAATCAAACTGCGTGGTGAGACGTACTGGATCGACGTGATGGTCAATGGCAAGCGCATCCGCGAGAGCCTGAAGACCAGCGACAAGAAGGAGGCCCAGCAAATGCACGACATCCGTCGCGCGGAGCTGTGGCGCTCTGGCGTGCTCAAGGAGCGCCCCAAGAAAACCTGGTCCGACGCCACCAAGCGCTGGCTGCTCGAGCGCGGCCACAAGAAGTCTATCGGTGACGACCAGGACAAGATCGAGTTCCTGAAGGCCCCGCTGGGCAGCAAGCAGCTCTCCGAGCTCGACCGCGACACGATCGAGGCCATCCTGCCCCAGGACGTCAAACCCGCCACCCGCAACCGCTACCGCGCTTTGATCCGGGCCATCCTGCGCGCCGCCGAGCGCGAGTGGGATTGGCTCGACAAGTCACCGGCCCTGCGCACCGAGCAGGAACCGCGTCGGCGCGTCGCGTTTTTGACACGCGAGCAAGCTGAAGGATTGCTGGCCGCACTGCCGGAAAAGTATCGGTGTCTGGTCCGTTTCGCTTTGCTCACCGGGTTGAGAAGATCGAATGTTCACGGCCTGCGCTGGGAGAACGTGAACCTCGAGAAGTCGATGGTGATCGTCCACGCGGACGAGGCGAAGGCAGGCGAGCGCATCCTGGTGCCGCTCAACAGCCAAGCCCGGGACATGCTGGCCGCGATGCCAGAGCCTCGGGAAGGCCTTGTTTTCAAATGCCCTGAGCGGATCAGCCCGACGACCTGGGCGAACGCTTGCAAGCGCTCTGGCGTGCCTTGGCTGCGCTTCCATGACCTGCGCCACACCTGGGCCAGCTGGCATGCCCAGGCAGGCACGCCGCTGTCTGTTCTGCAGGAGCTTGGGGGCTGGCACTCGCCGCAAATGGTGCAGCGATACGCGCACCTGTCACCGGAACATTTGGCCGCTGCAGCCGAAAAAGTGACTCTTTAATTGTCACGTTTTTGGCACAAAACACTTGGGAGGACTTGGAGCTGTGATCCAACTACCTGATTTCACTGGAGGCGGGGGTCGGAATCGAACCGGCGTACACGGATTTGCAGGGCGACCAGGCTCAAAAATGACGCGGTTTGTGCGGCACAGTGGCCTTCAGGCCGCATTTTTTGGCACAGATTTCGGCACAAAATTGGCACACGTTCAGCGCTTGCTGAGTGCGTCGGCCACAGGCCCTGCGATCTTCTCCACCGAGCGCCCGACGACGTAGCCTCCCAGGCCGAATTCCACGATAGACCAGAGCTTCAGGTACTCGGCCTCGGACAGGTTTGGAGCCGCCCATCCGAACCACCTGGCCACAATCAGCGCTCCAAAGGTCAGCATCAGCAGGGGCCGCCAGTTCGCGGCCAGCCAGTGCGTGCTCGCGGCCTCGGTCTTGACGATGTCGGCCTGGGCCATGAACACCGCCAGGAATTGCTGCTGCTTGGCGCGCTCGGCCTCGCCAGCGTCCGGCCAGAACTTGTCGATCAGCTTGGATCCGACATCGAGCGCGGCGGTCACAGGGTCAAGGGCCATGATCAGGACTCCATCAAGTCAGCGATACGCGTCGCCCAGCCCCGCCCGAACGCGGGCCAGTTGGACAGCCCGGCCATGAACCGCAGCCGCTGCGACAGGATCCGCATCCGCAGCGCGTCCGCGGTCTGGGCGTAGGAGGCCTGCAGCGTCTTGGGGCCTATCACCCCATCACTTTCCACGCCAAGAGCCCTCTGGAGCCATTTGGTGGCCTGCGCGGGGCCACTGTTGACGGCAGCATCAAACACCGCGTACCGAATGCCTGGCGGCAGGTCGTCGGCCTTGATCGGTTTCCAATACTTCTCGAGGTAGATGCGCTTGGCCAGGTCCACCGGCAGCTCGCGCATGTCGCCGGTGTATCCGACCTCGCGGGCGACGGCCTGGGTGATGCCAAAGCGCGTCTTGCCGCCGGGATCCGCGGCGTGGTCGCTGTAGCCGCCCTCATGGCCGAGCAGCAGGTCGAATGCCGTGTCGAAGTTCATTTGCGGGCCTCCTGCTTGATGTGCTCCCAGGCCGCAATGGCCAGGAACACGACGATCGCCCAGAGTCCGGCGCTGGCCACCTTGGCGAAGGCGTCGGACTTGGTCTTGTCCCACCATCCCGCCTTGGCGATCGCCTTCTCATGCGCAATGCGGTGTCCGTGCGGGTCGCCGCTCGGGAATGCGTCCGCGAACGACTGGCGAAGCGAGGCAAACTGCTTGTCCATGTGCAGCATCAGGTGCTGCTCATGGCTCTTGAGCGCGTCCTGGACGGCCTGCTCGATCATCAATGCCACCCGGTCCTCTGTCAGTGCCGATTGACGGCGCTCCTTGCCCTCGTAATCAGTCATCGCCGCCCCTGCTTGAATCTTTTTATTCGTAAAGCACGTTGATCGTGCCGTCGTCAAATGTTCCAACGCCGACATAGATTCGGACGGTTGTCAGTTCAGCGCCCAGCGACAGCTCGCCAACGCCAAGATGGCTGCGCGTCCCACCCGCTCCGAGGTGGCTGTTGTGGACCCAGACATTCGGGCTGATCTCTGACAGCTCAATGGAGCCGGAGAACAGCAGCGTGGAGCCGATGGTGGTGAGGATGAACGCGTCGGACAGAGCCCCAGTTGAAGACGGCGTGGTGCCGTCAACTGTGAGCAGCGTGCCTGTGTAGCCTGTTGTGACGATCCCGCCTGCCGTGCCGAGCTTGAGCTGGATGCCAGCGCTGCCTGATGTGGACACATTCCTGAAAAGCAGCGTCACCTTCTTGGCCCATGCTGGGACGTCGGTGAACTCGTATGTGGCCGCGCCGTTGGTCGTGATCGCTGTCCCGCTGGTGGTGGATCCTTGCGTCTCGAGCATGTCGTTTGGAACTTTGGTGGTCATTCATCAACGCATTTGCGCCTCACTGGTTTGATTGTCTTATTGCATTGCTATTTTCGCATTCGTCATTTCAACAGAATCGACCCGTCAAACGACACTTCCATCGTGATGTCTGCGAGAGCACCACCGGCGTTGAACACCTCGGTCTGCAGCCAGCCAGCAGTCACCCGCACCGCGTTGGCCACCGTGCCCGAGAGCGCCAGGTTGCCAAAGTTCTGAATGTTCAGCTTGGTCGCGGTCAGCGTGGTGCCGTCCCAGGAGATGGAGAACAGGCCCGTCGCACGCTCAGAGCCGCGCACCCAGTTCACGTAGGCCGTGCCGCTCGCAGCCAGGCCGAGGTAGATCGCGTCGGTCCAAGCAGAGTAGACGGCTGATCCGGCAGAGATGCCCGTCAATCTGATCGAGTCGCTGTTGATCTGCTTGGGGAATGTCAGGCTGGTGAGCAGGAAGCCCTTGTTGATGTTGTCAGAGAGGTTGTTGTCTCTGATCGTGGTTTCGCGTGCGTTGGAAAGCAGTTGAATGCCGTATGTCTGAGTTTTGGTCCCCTGGTCGTCCCAGCAGAAGTTGCCCAGGAGCGAGCCCGACAGCGCGTCGTACCGGATGCCAACGCCGTTGCTGTTCCTGACCTTGTTGTTGTTGACCGTGGTTTTTGCGTCGGAGCTGTTGACCGTGATGCCAGGCCCGTTGCCGGTGCCGGACACCGTGTTGTTGATGACTGTCAACCCATTGAGCAGATAGGTCCCGTCGGCAAAGATGCCGTAATCAGTACCCGCAGCTCCGATGATGATGTTGCCGTCGATGATCACGTCGGTGATTGCGCGATTGAGTGCAACGGCAGCCGCCACGTAAATGCCAGAGCCATACGATGTCGCAGCTGCAGCACCGCAGCCTTCGACGTAGTTGTGCGCGATCGTGACTCGCTTGCAGCCGTCCTCGATGTGGATGCCCTGGTTGTCGCAGGCGTAGAAAGAAGAGTCCGTGACCGACAGATTGCTGATGGTGGATCCCACCGCGCCCGATGCACCGACACCAAAGCCGCGCCCGACGTTGTTGGAGCCAAGGCTGCGAAAGGTGCAGTGGTTCACCGACACATTGGCGCAGGAGCCCGTGGGCACGTTGATCTCCACGCCGTCGCCTGACAGCTCGAAGAACAGGCAGTTCTGCACAGTCACGTCCTGGCCAGCGCTGCTCGGCTCTGTGATCACGCCGTACTTGTGCCGGGTGAAGTAGCAGTCCTCGACGCGCACGGTGTCGTATGTGCCCAGCAGATAGATGCCGTACCCGTTGTTGGCCGTGCCGCCGAACGCGCTCGAGGCCGAGTTGATGAAGTTGCATCCGGTGAATCGAACGCGGCTGGCGGCGGAGATCTGCACCGCGATGTTGGTCCAGCCGTCGGACGTCGGCTGGTTCAGATCAAACGTGATGCTCTCAAACGTGAAGTCATCAGCCGCTGACCCGAGGCTTATCAGGTAGTCAGTGTTCAGCGACGACTTCAGCTTTAGGACTGTCGAAGCGTCACCGACGACGCGCAGCGTGCCAGCTGCCGCCAGCGTGTCCCCTGTGATCAGGTACGTGCCAGCTGGGATGTATAGCGTCCTGCCGTAAGAGGCGGTGATGGCCGCCTGGAGCGCCGCAGTGTCGTCCGCGATCCCGTTGCCCACCGTGCCGTAGTCGGCCACCGACACCAGGTCGTTGAGCTTGACCTTGTTCTTTACTGCTTTGCTCATTTGATCGTCCTTAAAACACGAAAATTATTCCAGACCACCCAGCAATAGAACGCTGCGATGGCGTACAACAGTTCAACAGGCACGTACTTGGCACCCCACCAGAGCAGCGCGATGTAGCTGCCCTTGGTCAGGATGAGCGTGGGCAGAATGCCGAGCTTGGTGAACAGCTTGGCAAGGATTGGATTGCTCTCGACCGTGCCTGACCGGGACAAGCACTTGTGCGTTGTCCAGATGTCTAGCAGCTGGAGGAGGGTTAGGAGGGGGAGCATGAAATCAGGCCGAAGGCGGTGCGGGTCATAGAATTTATTGTGTCAAATAAGACAGCGAAAACGCCAGCCGCTTGCCGCTCAAATTTGAATTGGCAAGGGCAGCACCTGCGGCGTTATAGAAATTTACCGAAGCACCAGAGCCGTCAATGAATACCGCACTTCCGTAATCGGTATAACCGCAGGCGCCAGACACCGCCGAACCAGAGCGTGCCGATATTGGCAAACTAATACTCGCCAAAGCCCCGCTGGCAGTTACTGGATAGGTGATGTCAACATCAATCGTTGTACGCAGACCATGCGTGCTGCGGTACGCCTGCTTATTTTGCGTCAGCGTCAGGCTTGCAACACTGGCGTCGGTTACAGTAAAGCCAAGGGTATAGTCGGTCAGCAAAATGCCAGTTACGGTGCCAATTGGCGTATTCAGCGCCGCATTGCTGCCGACCATGTGAGCGCGGCAATTGGTGTTTGTGCCATCCGCATCAAACATACCCGTACGCGCCCCGCTCGCCATTGTCGGGTCGGCAATCGTGATGGCATCGCAGTTGCGCAAGCGAAACCCGGCTGTGCCGCTGGGGCCGTACAACTGTATTTTGCTGTAATGCGATGCCCGAGCCGCGACCGCTTCAAGATCGTAAGTATTTTTTTCAAAATAAACATCGCTTACGATGGTTTTAATACCAGCATCTTTGATGCCGCTTGCAAACCCTTGGATATAGCCCCCTTCGACTCGAACGCCGATGTTATCGCCGGCGCCAGCGCGAATATCTACACCAATCCCAAGGCCCGTCCCGCCAAGGCTTGGCGAATTGTCAAAACTAGGATTGATAATGGCCAGCGTGCTGGCGTTTGCAAGCACTTGTATGGGCGCGGGCACTCGTTCCGAGCCAGGATTCAAGACAACAGCGCCGAACATCCCGTTGCGTGAAATAAGGCCAACCGAGCAATCTTTCCAGTGCGGATTAAAGATGCCCGCACTGACGCGCATATTGTTGAAATCCATCGCAACAACGCTGCTCTTGCCGTTGCCGTCCCACGCACCACCCCACACCTGGCTGAAATAGCTGCTGGTGCCTGCGTTTTTTATCAGCGTTAGCCCGTTACTATTTGCCAAAAAGGTTGAGCCTCGGCAATCAAACATGACATTATCTGGCAGCAGAATAGAGCTGCCCAGAAGGAATGCACCTCGAGCAGTAACGAGCGTGGCACCACTATTTAGCGCCAATTGAATAGCAGCCGTGTCATCGGCAACCCCATCCCCAACAGCCCCAAAGTCCTTCACGCTCACGCTCTCACGCAGCTTGGTCTGCACAGACGTCGGCACGGCTCCGGTGCCTGCTGGCGTGTAGCTGACGTTCACCGAGCTGATGGACTCGCTGATCTCGTCACCGATCACGAACATGAACTCGTCGCCCGCGGTGGCACCTGATGCCATCGTCAAGGTCGTGGAGCTCGTCTCTGTGTAGTCGGTGCCAGGCACCAGGCGCAGCCCGTTGACGTACACGCCCAGGTTGTTGGTGCCTGGCTGGTAGGAGCTGGACAACGAGAACGCTGTCTGGCCTGCGGTCGCGGTGATGTTCTGCACGACGGTCTGCAGGTTCCCGGAGGACTGCATCAGCTGCGCGTAGCGGATGAAGATGTTGTTGGTGCCGACTGGAGGCGCTGACGTGAACGTCAGGATGTTGTTGCTGACGGTGTAGTCAGTCGTCGGGACCTGGCGCACGCCGGAGATGAACACCTCGAGGTTCACGGCAGGGCCGGACGGGTTGGCCATCGTAAACGCGGTCTGCGCGCCCGTGCCGCTGAAAGTCTGCCCGATTAGCGACGACGTGGAGGGCATAGGCTCCCAGTTGGTGCCGTTGTAGACGCGCATCTGGTCGAGCGTGGTGCTCCAGTAGGTCGTGCCTGCAGTGAGTGCGCCGCCGGAGTTGTTGACGAGCGGGTCGCTGGACTTAGGACCAAGGTAGTAGTTCGCGTATTGAATGACCGGATTGACAAGGTCGTCCACGTAGACCTTGTTAGCCGCGTCGGTTGTGTTGACGGGCGCTGGCAGCGTGATGCGCTTGCCTGCGGGGATTAGGAGGCCATTCACAGTCACCTGGGCCACTGCGATGCCGCCCACCGTCAGCCAGATTTCGCCGGATCCAGCGCGATACAGACCGGTGTTTGTCTCGTTGGTGAAGCCCAGGCCAGGCGCGGAGACGGATCCGTCAGCGACGCGGAACGGTGCCAGCATGCCGCCGTTGCCGTTGCGGCTTAGTGAGTTGGTCAGCTCGTTGGCGACGTCAGACAGCGTCGTGTTGGCCCATGCGGCCTCAATCACGTCACCGGCGACGACCGGGTTTCCTGCTGGGAGGCTGTAGGTTCCTGAACCGTTGCGGGGCATGTCTTACTCCTAAGTCAATCTGATGTTGCCAACGCGCCTGCGGGTGCGTTGCGTAGTGTGTTGAGCAGCCAGCGCTCGCCTGGCTCGAGCGGTGCGCCCGCGGCCAGCTTTCGCTCCAGCAGCGCGATCATCTGCTGCGGGTTCTGCAGAGCCTCGGCCAGGGCGCGATCCTTCTGCGATGTCGCAGCATTGCGCAGGCTCTGGATGACGCCCCTGGCGATCGGAGCGGCTGCACCAGTGGTAGATCCGAGCAGCACATCTGCCGCATCCCCTGCAGCTCGGGCTGCGAGCGTGTCGCTGGCGGTGTTGCTGCCACCTCCAGCTGTTGCAGATCTCTTAACGCCCTGGACAATGTCCTGCTGGCGCAGAGCGCCGATGATGTTCTGCAGCTGGTTGTAGGACTCTGGCGACAGCGTGGTCTGCTTGTTGGGGCCGGTG